TGGACGTCTACTCATCGGGCAGAACAACGACGCTGACTGTCTGACTACAGCAGACACAGACATCTGCACTACCCTCAAGGATCTCAACATCCTGCATGCTGCCGTGCTGTACATAGCGCTTGATACTCAGTACGGAGACGCTGCCTGGCTCGGTAAGACGCTGCCGGTAGATCCTGACTTGAAGGTCACCACCTGGGCGCAGAAAACATTGGCACAGGTATCGGTACAGGATCTGTCTGACACAGAGCTTGCCAACCTGGTAGGCAAAAACGGCAACACGTACGGCACACTAGGCGGAGTTGGCGCTACCACTCCAGGCAGAGCAGCAAATGGTATCCCGATTGACATTGTGTTAACCATTGACTGGATGGATGCACGTATCACAGAGGGCATACAGCAACTGCTGCTAGATGCTAGCAACAGAGGTGAGCGCGTCAACTTTGACGATGATGGCATCCGCGCAGTAGCTCAGGTGATAGAGGGTGTCATCGCGCTGGGCCAGGATGTTGGACACATCAACACAGATGAAACATCTGTCATCTTCAACATTCCCACGCGTGCCGAGATACCATCAGCAGATGTCACAGCACGGACGCTCAACCTGTCGTTCGTGGTTGAGGCAACTGGAGCAATCGAAAACGTCATCGTCAATGGTACGGTGGTAGCAGATATCTAGGAACCAACTCTAAGGCCCCTAGCAGCCACGCTAAGGCCTTAGAGCATGATCCAAGGGATGACATAGGGTAACCGGTCCTACGGCCTTACAGAGCCTGTTAGGGGCCTTACAGAGGGTGTTTGAAACAATGGCTAAGACGTACGACCCAAAGTCAGTCAAGGTTTTGGTGGCAGGCTTTCCGATCACAGGTTACGCTGATGGCGACTTCATTACGATCGAACCGTCTGGTGAGGATTACACCATGACAACCGGTGCGGACGGTGAGGTGACACGTGTCAAGCAGAACAACTTCGCTGGCACCATCACCCTGACATTGCAAGCCAGCAGTGGTGCAAATGACATCCTGAATAGTTTGCGTGTTATCGATGTACGTACAGGTGTTGGCCAGGTGCCTATCAGTGTCGTTGACCTGTTTGGCACGAGCAAAGCGAACGCACGCCAAGCCTGGGTGAGAGTGCGTCCCACTATGACATTTGGTCGCGACCTTGGAACGCGAGAATGGATCTTTGATACAGGCAGACTGGAGGCTACCGTCGGTGGCTCCATTGGTCTCGGATGATACTAGCAACCTTGGGGTAAGGTTATGTCTAGGACGGAGCACAAAAAAGAACTTGTCGATGACTATGGTGACATGCATCAGTACTACACTATCCAGATGCCAGCGGGGAAAGGCTGGCGTTTGATGCTGCGACTGGTGCGGATTGCCGGAAGGTCCATAGGTCTAGCGGTCGACAGCGTTGACTATAGCAACCTGACAGCAAAGAGCGCGGAAGTGGAAAGCATCCTTGATGCTGGCATTGATGGTGCCAAGATAGCCAATGCCTTGCATAGTTTGGCAGTGCAGTTGATAGACGAGGGTGGCGAGGTGTTCCTTAAAGAACTTTTTGAACACACCACTAGGGATGGTACAGAGCTGAGCCAGACTTTTGATGTGGCCTACCAGGGCAACTACGGCGAGCTGTTCTCTGCGCTCTACTTCGTATTAGAGGCTAACTTCGGCCCTTTTTTCAGGCGGAGACTTGGCGGGTTGCTAGACGGGTTGAGTCAGTTCAGAAGTGCACTGATACCGCAGCAGCAACCGAGCGCCAACGGATAGTATCAGAGACCGGTCTCAACATGTGGGTGTGGATGCCTGCAATGCAAAGCAACATTGACCCGATACATATAGAGCAGCACTGGTCAATGTATGACTGCATCAGGTACGCCAGGGCAAGTGCTGCCAAGGATATGGTGCTAGGTCTGGAGGCTGGCAATGTAGCCAAGAGTGTACAGAAAAGTATCCCAAGACTAGGTGATTTGACTAGGTTCAGACGGCGAATCAAGCGATAAATAGATGGCAATCACAGTACGCGAGCTGATAACCAGGCTAGGTGTTGATGCCGACACGGCAGAGGTGGCCAAGTTTGACCGTGCTATGGTTGGCGCCAAAAATAGCATGGAAGGCGCCGACGATAGTGCAGACCGCCTGACCGGTAGCATCAAAGGGGTTGTCGCTGGGTTCCTCGGTTTTCAGGCTATCAGCGCTGTGGGTCGCGGACTGTTCGAGGCGAACCTACGGTTCCAACAGCTGCGCGCCCAACTGGAGACTGTCGAGGGTAGCGCAGAGGCTGCGACTGTGGCGTTCGCTGGCATAAGGGACTTTGCTACCACAACCCCATTTGAACTCGACAATGTCACTGCTGCATTCATTAGGTTGAAAAATGTTGGGTTGGATACATCTCGACGGTCTATGCTTGCGCTTGGCGATATGGCTGCGTCGATGGGCCTATCGCTTGAAGAGTTGGCTACTGCAGTACAGTCGGCAACCACTGGGGAATTCGAGCCACTGAAACGGCTTGGCATCGTTGCTCGTGTTGAAGGTAACAAGGTAGCGTTCACCTTCCGTGGGCAGAAGACAAAGATCAAAAGGGACGCAGCAGAGATACAGAAGTTTCTGGTAAGCCTGGGTGAGACTGCATTTGCCGGTGGTATGGAACGGCAAATGGATACCATTGGCGGGCGTCTGTCCAATCTCAAAGATGCCACTTTCAATCTGTTTGTTGCCATCGGAGAGGCTGGGCTAAATGATGCCATAATAGAGTTAACTACTCTCTTCATTGATGCATCAGCTTCTACCAAGGGCTTAGCGCAGATACTAGGTAGAGTACTAGGCAAAGCGGTTAGAACGATGACCAAATTGCTAGCTTTCCTTGGAAGGCATGCCAAGGCAGTAGGCATTGTTCTGGGGTCGCTAGGCACCATCATGCTTGCCTTTAAGGTAGCCACCTTCCTTCAAAGTTTGAAAGCAATGGCAATAGCCTTCAAGGCGGTTGGCTCTGCAGCATTGTCATCGACCTTGAATGTAGCTGTCTTCCTTGCTCCGATCATAATAATCATCCTAGTCTTGCAGGACTTGATTGTATTCCTACAAGGCGGCGACAGCATGATCGGTCGATTCCTTGCTAGGTTCGAGGGTGCTGGTGGCATCATGGGCACCTTCGCTGATGGTTTGCGCCAGATCATTAATGCAATTATCATGATGATTGCGACTCTAGTGCCCGTGTTTGAAGATCTTCAGGCTCAACTTCAACCGATAATTGAAGATTTGGCTGGCACCATACTGGAACTGGTTGGGTCAATCGTTGATGTAGTAGTTGAAGTCATTATGGCAGTAGTACCCTTGGTCGTTGAGATCATAGTGCTAATTGTTGAGGTCATAGCCGCAATACTGCCTGCTGTCGTAGAGATAGTTGGTCTGATTGTGATGATCATAGCTGAGGTTCTCCCCCCAATCATAGAGGTAATAGTTGAGGTCATCAAACTGGTGGTTGAGGTAATCAAGGTTATCATTCCGATCATTGTGGGAATCATCAAGATAGTGATTGCTATCATTAAGGTGGTAGTGAAGATAATCGTTGCCATTATCAAGGTGGTAGTGCGGGTTGTGGTTCCGATCGTGCGAGCTATAGTCAAGGGTATCAGGTGGCTAGTTAATCTGTTGCGCGATGAACTCGAACCATTTGCTGATGATCTCACCCAGTGGGTCAAAGATATTGCCGCAGACATAGGCAGGTTTTGGGACAAGGTGGAGCCCGCTATCAAGAGTTTTGGCAAGTTGGCTAGCAACATACTTGATGGCATTGTGATGTTGGTTGATGATATCATTGGGGGCATCAAAGAGTTTTTGGGAATAGCTGATGAAGAAGAAGAGAAGCGGAAAGCGGCAGACCGACGCAGGCAGGCTGCCAAGGTTGGGCAGATAGAGGCAGCCACAGCAGCAGAGCGCGAAGAACGTGCAATTGAGTTTGCTAAGGTGACGGTGCCTGGTGCATTCGGATTTGCTGCACCTGCAGGCGGTAGAATTGCAGCTGGTGCAGCTGGTCAGATAACTAGCGATATCACAGTGCAGTCACTCAACGTCAACATCGCTGGTCAAACTAACATGGGTGCAGGTCAGCTAGAAAGGGCTACAAGTAAGGGTACTTTTTCAGCCATGAAGCGCGTTAATCGTGAGACAGTGCGCGCATTCAGCGACGGAGCGCTACCCTAATGGCAGTGTTGATTATCAAACCACCTGCCCTTGTAGGGTCGACAATCATAGACCCGTTGTCCCTTACTGTATTCAGTTTTGATGTCACTACCAATGAGGACCATGCGCACTCTACAGAGTGGACGGAATTCCCGGTAGAGACTGGCCTAGATATCTCTGACCATGCTGTAGATGTAGCTGATGAGGTCACAATCACAGGCATCATCAGTGACACACCTGTGTATGGTGTCCCTGCACCAGACAGAGCAAAGCAGGCATATGAGACCCTGCTGCGTCTGCGTTCTGCACACAGGTTGGTGACAGTCGTCACTGGGCTCAGAGTGTACAACAGCATGGGTATCACCTCTGTGTCTACCAGCAGAGACGCAGAGACAGGTCAATCTGTGATGCCAACTGTGACATTTAAGCAGATATCTCTGGTACAATCTGTCACGATACCCATCCCAGCGGCCCTACTAAAACCGCAAGTTGTAGCAGGTGGGCAGTCTCCTGTCGATGCAGGTGCCCAGGCACCGGAATCAAAGCCTGCTGCTGTTGAGCCAGCAGACCAGGATACAACCGCTTATGGTTCGTGGCTACAGAAAGGATATGACGCGGTGTTGTAACAATGCTTGTACTCCCTACATTCGCAGACAGCTTTGCGCAGTTCAGTTACCAGGCCACCATTGACGGCACTGTGTATACCCTCCAGTTCATCTGGTCAGATAGGGCCGCATCCTGGTACCTGTACATACAGGAGAGCGACGGCACACCTATAGCATCAGGGATTCGCATCGTTGTAGATTTGCCTTTGACATTCCGCAAGCAGGACGCGAGGTTACCGCCTGGGTTGATATTGGCGCTTGATGTATCTGGCAATAGTCAGGAGATACAACAGCAGTCAGACCTGGGTGACAGGGTCAGGCTGTACTACATCCCTCCAGACGAGGCAGTGGTGACACCTGATACAACAGGACCACGACTAGTGAGCATTATACCGCAATGAGTCTGCTCTATCTCAACCGGACTGTACAACTACGCATAGGGCCACCAGGCGGCGGCCCTGCTGGTCAGTTTGGCAGAGAGTGGTCTATACCGAAGATAGAGTTTGATATCGAAAGGAACCTCGGCAAAGAACCGAACACCTGCAGTATCTCATTGTGGAATCCTGACCCTGTCAGTATGGGCATCATCACTGCAGCAGGTGCCACAGTGCAATTGCTGGCAGGTTACCAGGCTATACCTACACTGTTGTTCAGCGGCGATATACCCAAACGGGGCGTCACGATAGAACAGAGTAGGACTGACAGGGTTGTCACAGTAGAAGCTGGTGATGGTGAGCTGCCGTACAAGACCGCGCGGTTTGACTGGCATTTTGTCGCAGGTACAGACAACAATACTATCCTATCTGCAATCCTAGTCAGCATGGGTCTAGGCTTGGGCCCAGGTTCGCCAACGCTACCACCAAAAGTGTACAACTCTGATGTGACATTTTTCGGGCCAGCCAGAGAAGCGCTAAATGAGATAGTCACTGACGTTGGCGCAACCTGGTCAATCCAGGATGGCAACGTTGTGATACTGCTGACAGACGAGCAGACAACGGCAGAGCAAGCAGCGTTCCTCACACCAGGCACTGGACTGATAGGCTCACCCACTAGGACGGACGAAGGTATCAATGTTCAATCGTTGCTAAACGGATTGATACGTCCGGGCAAACTATTGTCAGTTGTATCAAGATCTATCATTGGATTTTTCAAGGCAGTCAAGGTGCGGCACTCAGGCGACAACTGGACCGGCGACTTTTTCACTGAAACTGAGGCTATACCACTAGGTATCTCATGAGACGTAGCAGAAGCCATTCTGAGGGCCTACAGACCCTATGTGTAGGTGGGGCTAAGCCATTGGCTTGTAGGTCCTCAGAATGGCTTCTGTGCCCTCTCAGAGGCATTGACGGATGACTACCAGGGGCACCACACCGGAGACACCAGCTGCTATCCGATTTGCCATCACGCAAATGGACAAGCAGCAGTGGCATGCTCTGCCAGCTACAGTGGTGTCGTACGACCCAGCCACCCAGCAGATCAGGGCGCAACCCTCTGTCAGAGTGATAGTGCCTGTCAACGGTCAGGATGTACCACAGGCTCTGCCTATTGTTGGCGGAGTGCCTGTGATATTTCCAGGTGGTGCAGGGTACAGCATCACGTGGCCACTGCTACCGGGCAATGATGTATTGTTGATTGTATCAACGGTTGCTATTGATGCATGGCTTGGACTGGGGTCACCTGACACCATCCCGCAGAACCGCAGGCGCAACAGTCTGTCAGATTGCTTTGCCATCCCTGAAATACGGCCAACGGCTAGACCGCGCGCCTCTGCCTCTGGAACGAATATGAGGTTGGGTCTAGATACTGGAGTCACGGAGATAGAGATAACACCTACAGAGGTGCTGCTAGGCAGCAGGGTAGCATCTGACTTTGTAGCTCTAGCTAGTCTGGTACTGGCAGAGCTTGGCGCCATTGTGTCAGATTTCAACAGCCACACCCACCTTGAGACAGGGGCTACGACAGATCCGCCACTACCTCAGATGATAGCACCATCATCTGTCGCAGCAGGGAAGGTCAAGGCAGTCTAATGGCAGCATTTGATTTACATCTAAGTGATGCGCACGATGTCTACCTAGACGAGACAGGTAACCTTGCCCTGGTGACTGGTCCTGATCTGGTAGCGCAACGTCTTGATATCAGCTTGAATACACACCTTGGTGAGTGGTTGCTCGATACATCGTTTGGTGTCGACTATCGCGGTCAAATTCTGGTTAAGAACCCAGACTTTACCGTGATACGTTCTGTGTTTGCCGATGTTATCACAGGTACAGATGGCGTGTCTGACCTTCTGCAGCTGGACCTTGATACCGATGACCAGCGTGGACTGCTGGTGGACTTCCGCGTACTCACTACAGATGCTGACATACTGGAGGCAGAAGGTGGGTTGGTGCCAGTGGAACAGGAGTTGATATCAGAGTCATTGTCGTCAGTGATGTTATTGCTACTGTTCAACACTCGTAAAGCACCGATAGCGCGAGGGTTTATGTGATGGCTGGTCTTGAAGCAACAGGCCTAACAATCAAGACATTAAACCAACTATTGTCCGATATGCGTACCGCTGCGCAATCAACGGATTCGCTGGGCCCAGGTGCAGCCGTAGGGCCTGACTCTGTGCTGGGTCAGATAATCGGGTTGTTTGCCGCAGAGCTAGCACTAGTATGGGAGTTGTCGCAGCAATTGTATGATGCTAGAGACCCTGACCAGGCAGAGGGCGAGCAGCAGGACAACATTATCGGATGGACTGGACTGGTGCGCAAACCAGCCACCGAGACAGAGGGTACGATCACAGCCAATGGTACACCTGGTACTGTCATCCCTGCAGGCTCTATTGTGCGAGTGGTCGACAATGGCCCGCGCTTCCTAACCCTTGTGGAGTCTACTATTGCAGGTGGTGGCTCTGTTGACATAGCTGTAGAGGCAGAGGAAACAGGACCAGTAGAGGTTTCAACTGGTACAGAGTTTGATATTGTTACTGCTGTGTTCGGTTGGTCTTCCGTGGATGATGCAACGGCAGACTTTGAAACGGGGCAGAACGTAGAGACAGACCCAGACGCTAGGCTACGTAGAGAGCAATCGCTACAGGTGATAGGCGCTGGTCCTGACCAGGCCATTAGGGCTAGGTTGGCAGAGCTAGACGAAGTGCAACAAGTTGTTGTGTTCTCCAACCGCACACTGATAGATGACGAGACATTGTCACCTGTGCAGCCTGGCAAATCATTTCGGGCTGTCATCTGGCCGGACACAGCCGATGCAGAGCCGATAGCCCAGGCCATATGGGATACGGAGCCTGCAGGTATAGAGCCTAGTGGCGGGGAGCTGGTGGTTGTTATTGACGACCAGGGGTTTGACCAAGTCATCGGGTTCAGCTACGCGGGTGAGCAACAAGTGCACGTCAAGGTGACAGTCACCACAGGCAGCGACTATCCGGCAGACGGTGACGACCAGATAGCAGCGGCAGTGATAGCCTACGGTGACACACTTAACATAGGTGATGATGTCATCCTGATAGCTGTCAGCTGTGCAGTTGTGTCAACTGTACCCGGTATCCTGACTGCTGAGATTCTCGCGAAGATTGGCGGCACACCTGGGCCGGGTGATGACAGCAACATTGCTATCAACAAAGAACAGATTGCTACAATTGATAGTGGTAATGTGACAGTGGTGAGCAGCTGACAATGGCAGTAGACTACATACCAGATCACCCAGAACGGGCAGAAGAGAACAGGCTGTCACAGTTCGACAAGTCGACCCTTATCAAAGCAATAGTCAAGCTTGGTGTCGATGAAGTGCAACTGCTTGAAGACACATTGTTTGCTTTGGTTTGGGAGTCGCTGGTTGACACTGCACAGGGCGCACAGCTCGACCAGTATGGTAAGCTGTCGGGCGAACCTAGGGAAGGCCTGATAGACAAGGAATACCGCAACCTTATCAAGGTCAGCTTACGTGCCAAGCGGAGCAACGGACAACCAGAGGTCATCACTTCTGTGGTTGCTGACCTTGTTGAACTGGTAGGCGGTGTTAGATACATCCCCTTATACCCAGCAGGGTACGCGCTAGATTACCTGGTGTCTCAGCGCACAGCAGGCACCTACAGGGACCGCATAGTCAAGCTACTCCTAGACATTACACCAGCAGGCGTGCTACTGTCTGACGTCAAGGAAGGTGTGCTAGGGTACTGGGGATTTGAAGGTGACCCTAACGCTCTGCCACTGGGTGTTGGTGCTTGGACTACAGAGCTACTCATACCACTTTGATACATCGGCTGATACATGTCAGAACTACCATTTGCCAAACCGACAGAAATTATAGGGTCACAGGACGGTTCCGACAATGAACTCTATTGGTCGCAGTCCCAGGATACCCAGACACCCAGTGGTAATGAGGTTGAACCACAGGTCAACCGAAAGATAACTGGGTTCGTCACAGAGGTACCTCCACCTGGTTGGTTCAATTGGTCGTGGCAATGGATAATGAAACTGCTGGCTTGGTTGGCATGGTGGCATACACAGACGTTCTCGTCGATGTCAGTAGGTGTTGCATCAGTATTGCCAGGGAGAATGTTCCGCGTAGGTGCTGCGGATGGTACGTTCGACCCCATGGGTGATCTGGATATGGATGACGTCTCTGGTCAAGGTGCGGTGGTTGAGATATTCGCGACCGATGTTGATTCCGAAAAGTTG